CCCTATATTACTGAGTTCAGTAACACTAATTTAGAGGAACAAGAGAAAGTTCTAACCTTCTTGGACGAACATCTAGGCTAAGGTTTGAACTTTCTGGGAAGCTATGAATTTCCTAGAGAAAACCACCTTCGACTGGATGGAAATGCTCAATTTCTATGAGCGTCCATTTAGAGCTAAACTCATCCCTGCGAAAATCTGGAGAGACTTAGACGAGTATGAAAATGACTCGGCTGGTCTCTCAAACTATTTTAGGAAGTGGCGAACTAAGATTGAGTTCAGAGACCCACCTAAAAAGACTAAACTGTGGACCAAGTACGTAGCTGTTGGTGGTGAATATGCACCTGATGAGAGACAGTGCGCTATTCAGATCTATACGTTAGACTTCGACAAACATGAGTTCGACCAGAAGACTTGGGATAAATTTAAGTATCGTGTAATCCAAACCCTGATGCACGAGATGATTCACTTCATGCAGTATGATCGTCGCTTTGACGAATCTAGTGGTTACGTAGTTCCATATAAAAGAGTAGGGCATTCTTTAAAGGACGCAGAACGTAGATACCTATCCGAGTTTGATGAGATTCAGGCATATGCTCACTGTGTCTATCTCGACTATAAAATGAACAAACCGAACGTTCCGATACATACGCTATTAACTCGTTGTAAAACAAAACGTGACTCCTCAACTCTACACTATTTCTTAAAGACGTTCAACTACGACTTTAGAAACAACATATCTCCTCAAAAAATCATTCAGCAAATCGGCAAGTGGGATAGAAAGTATTTAAAACACTTGACCTAAATAGTTAGTTCTGTATAATAAACTAACTATGGCAAATTACGATTACGAGAAGATGGCTGAGACAGCCAAGAAGATTAAAGCCCATCTGGAAAAGAAGGGTATTTCTTCCAGCATCAAAACGTCTCGCTACCAAACTCAAATTAAATCAGTAGAAGTCGCTTACCCAGATAGCTTAGAGAAGCTACTGAAAGCTGCTGGGATCATTGCATCCATGGGTGACTTGACCCCTACAGAGGAGAAGGCTATCTCTGGAAAGTATAAAGCTAAGTTAGTGAAGATAACTACTGCCTCTGGTGGTGTTTCTAAGAATGAAACCTTTTTCTTACTTAACACGTATACCGAAAAGGGATCTTTAAAGACAAAAGACTTAGCTCCAGATAAACTGGGTTTAACAACAGCCAGTGGATACTCGACTTTAGCTTCTTTCGACAAAGCTGTCTATGATGGTATTGAAAGGCTAAGTGTTGGTTCAGAAATTAAAACTACATTAGTGCAACTATACAAGTCTGTGGCTGATAACAAATCAAAAACAGACAGTGTGCCTATGAATGCTGCTGCTAAGAAAGCCATGGCATCAGTCAAGCCACAAGACCGCCAAGCTATCGGTAAAGACTTCGGTGAGATCTTATCACTACGCTGGTATCTAACCCAACCCCATGGTGCAGGTTGGACTAAGTTTGGGTTCTCTGTTATCAGTAACGAGGCTCTTATTGACTTCTACGTTGATCGTAAAGTTGGTAATAAAACTATTCGCTCAGATGTTTCTGCAAAGTTTGAAGAGGGTGCAGCACCTTCTATCGGTGCGATTGTAGGTAAAATCGACAAGGTTTATAAAACACCTAAAGCCGAGGAACTTAAAGCGATTAATGTTCTAAAGGCTCTTGCAGGTAAAGACGATAACACTTCTACTAAAATTCTCAAAGCATTCGAGACTCTAAAGTTACCAGCATACAATAAGCTAAAGACTGTCGTTGGTAAACCAAACTTTACCATTCTAGATGTCTCTGCTTCTATTCAAAAAATTGCTTCTGCAAGTAAGACTCCAGCGAATCGTTTAAAGATGTTTTCGACTGAGTATGGTCCAATTTACGAGGAGCTAGGTAAGAATGCGTCCAAGGACTCTTTAGACATTGTTTTCTCCTCTGCTACCTATAAGAAGTACTACTCATTAGTCATGGCTCCTATGGGCTATGCCCTAGTTGACTATATGAATAAGAACAAGATTTATCAGGATATCCTGAATAACATTAGTAGAGAGATGAAAACCGAACAGGTCTATCTAAACTTTACTGGTGATAAGATGGCATTTGAAAAGAAGCTGTTTTCTAATGCAGAATTTAAGTTCGCCTACGGAGCGAACGCTAAGGACTCGGACAATACTGGTATCAAGTTCTCAATGAAATAAAGCCGTTCCTAAATAAGATTGTTAATTTATAGATGGATTCCAATGAAAGATTATAGACAATTTTTAAAACAACTACCGTCAAAGACTGTCGTTCTAGCCTGTGGGAAGTTCAATCCTCCTACAGTAGCACACGAAATGGTAGTTAAGACTGTTAAAAAGCTGGCTGAGTCTAAGGGCGCAGACCACATCATCTATGCATCCAATTTAAGCGATGCGAAAAAGAATCCACTATTAGTAGAAAAGAAACTTCAGTATCTTGAACTGGTGTTTCCTAAGACCAACTTTGTTGAGACTGGGGATAACATCGGTGAAGTTATTAAGAATTTAAAAGAGAATTATAAGAAGATCATCATTGTCACTAGCGCTGATAAGGTTCAATCATTGAAAAAGTATATGGTTGAAACAGTATCCATGGGTGACAAGGATCCTGATAGCGAAGACTCTATTAGAAGTCTGGCATCAAAAGGTTTGTACGAAGAGTTTAAGAAGAATCTTCCAACTTCTATTCGTGAACTTGATAGCCGACGTTTAATGAATGATCTCCGTATTGGTACTGGATTAGAACCAATCAAGGAACAGATTAACTTAGTGAAAGACGATTTAAGAGAACAGTACTTTAGAGGTGAGATTTTCAATATAGGAGATCTTGTTGAAGCTAGTGGTGTTCAGTATGAGATTGTTAAACGTGGATCAAATCACTTGCTTTTGAAAGATGAAACAGGTAAACTTGTATCCAAGTGGATTCAGGAAGTTGCCCAGAAAGATGAGCCTTTCTTTAAGGAATCTTTTAAAGAGTGGAGAAAGAAATAATGGACGAGTTAAAAACAAGAATTAAAATATTACTTGCCAATGCTACAGTTATGTACTATAAGGCGCATCAGTTTCATTGGAACATTGAGGGTATCGAGTTCACTCAATATCACGAATTCCTTGGCGATATCTATACTGACGTATATGAATCAATCGATCCAACTGCAGAATTACTACGTAAATTAGATGATTATGCTCCAGTTAGTATTGATGAATTATATAAATTCAAAACAATAGAAGAAGAAACTACTCGTGTTATTTTAATTTCAGATATCCTTGAGAGTTTAATTAAAGCTAATAATGAAGTATTATCATCTTTAAATAAAGTATTTGATGTTGCTAATGCAAATAAACAACAGGGCATTTGTAATTTTATTGCTGACAGAATAGATACTCACCAGAAGCATGGTTGGTTCTTAAAGGCTGCATCCAAGAGGATAGGATAACCCTCAGAAGTTGAGGGGATTACAAAAATGTCTTTACTTTTATTGCAAGATGTGGTATAATAGGAAACGAAATGAAAAGATTTAAAGAATACCTAGAAGAACAAAAGAAGGCTGGCTGCAGCTGCTGGACAGGTTACAAGCGTAAGCCTGGAACTAAGCCATGCGCAGAAGGTTCATGTATTAAAGAAGCAGCTACTGCAGATGCAAAGGGTTACAAGAGTGCTACTGGTGGTTTGACACAAAAGGGTCGTGACCATTACAATAGAACTGAGGGTGGTAACTTGAAAGCACCAGTTACAACTCCCCCTTCAAAATTAAAAGCTGGTAGCAAAGCTGCCAATCGTAGAAAATCTTTTTGTGCTCGTATGAGTGGCGTTGATGGTCCAATGAAAAAACCAAATGGCGAACCAACTCGTAAGGCACTCGCACTAAGAAAATGGAACTGCTAAAATGAAATCCTTTATTGACTTTTTAAAAGAAGAAGCCGAAGAAGGTGCTAAGTTAAAGCACATTCACCATGCTGAAGATCGTCCATTGATGCATGGATCAGGTGGCTTCGACCATGCTCATGAGGCATTGACCAAAGCGCATGAGCATATGAAGTCTGGTAAAAAGTCAAGCGACTTGACCATGAAGTACGATGGCTCTCCATCAGTTGTTTATGGTCATCATCCAGAAACTAAAAAGTTCTTTGTTGCTTCTAAGTCTGCATTCAACAAAGATCCAAAGATAAATTATTCTCACGAAGACATCGAAAAGAACCATGGACATGCTCCAGGTCTTGTCACCAAATTAAAATCTGCTCTTGATCATCTACCAAAGATTGCACCAAAGAAAGGTGTTTATCAAGGTGACATTATGCACAGTGGCGATGTCGAGAAAAAGAAAGACGGTGTCTCTTTCAAACCAAACACAATTACGTATACAGCTAAAGGTGATCAAGCTAAAGCGCATGCAGACGCTAAGTTAGGTATCGTTACTCATACCAAGTATGAAGGTAAGACGATGTCTTCTATGAAAGCTACACCTAATGTTAGCGACAAAGAATTCGGTCAACATAAAGATGTAGCACACCACACTGCTGAACACGATACATCTAAGATCAATTATCCAGAGAAGGCTCAGAAAGAATTCCAAGGGCATATGGATAAGGCAAAAGAAATCCATGACACTCATGGCTCTGAGATGTATGGTGCTGCTAAACAACATCAAGGTGAGAACACTCATCTAACTACTTACATTAACAGTACTGTTAGAAATGATGAGAAGCCTTCTGCAGAAGGTTTACAAAAGCACATATCTTCTCAAGGTGAGAAGGCAGCTGCTAAAGTTAAGACAGAAAAATCTAAATCAGCTAAAATGTCTGAACATCAATCTCAGGTTGATCACATCGAACAGAATAAAGATCATTACAATAATCTTCTGACGATGCACAATCACCTGCAGCAAGCTAAGAATACTCTAGTGAAACATCTAGAAACTCACGAAGGTGGTTATGAACACCACATCAACGGAACTAAGTCTAAACCAGAAGGTTTCGTCGTGAATCACAAAGACGAACCGACTAAGTTAGTTAATCGTTCTGAGTTCGCAAAGGCTAACTTACTAAAGGTTAAACAATAATGCTATCATTTCTATCATTCCTAAAAGAATCTGCTGGCGAGAAACATGCTGTCATGGCTTTCGGTCGTATGAATCCTCCAACTGCTGGTCACGAACAGGTTGTTGATAAAGTCCACGAAGTTGCTAAGGTTCATAAAGCAGAACACCATGTGGTTCTTTCTCATAGCAACGACGCCAAGAAGAATCCTCTTCCAGTGGACAAGAAAGTTGCTCATGCAAAGAATGCATTCCCTGGAACTAATGTGGTAGGTGCATCAAAAGAAAAACCAACGATTCTACACCATGCTGCTGATCTACACAAAGCTGGTGTTAAGCATCTTCATGTGGTTGCTGGCTCTGATCGTAAAGATGACATGCATTCATTGTTGCATAAATATAATGGACAAAAGTCTGCTCATGGTCACTATAACTTTAAGTCAATCACAGTTCACTCTTCTGGTGATCGTGATCCAGACTCTGAGGGTACTGAAGGCGTTTCTGGAACCAAGATGCGTGAACATGCAGCAGGTGGAGATACAGAATCGTTTCACAAGAACTTACCTTCTAAGATGAAGCCAGAGCATAGAGAAGCATTGTATCACGATTTACGCCATCATATGGGGCACGAATAATGAAAACCTTTAAACAATTTAACGAAGCAAGAATGTCTGCTGCTGTAAAGTTACAGCGAGCATTCGAACGTGAGCAACAAAAATCAGAAGCATCTCGTCGTCGTGGCGAAGAAGTTATGGCTCAGGCTAAGAAAGATACTGAAAAGAAACAACAGGCAAACGAAGAAACTGTTAATGAGGGTACTACGCAACCAAACGGAACAGATAAGATCGAGGTTGGTTCTGCTGATGTTGCTACTAAAAAGAAGACGGATAAAGAGATGGAAGACCAACAAAACGAATCTTGGACATTTGATACTGCTGCAATGGCTAAACAGGAATTAGCTGACGCTAAGAACCGTAAGACTCGCAAACGTGGTAAAGTAGCTAACCTTCTGCGTAAGTTGGGTATGAAAGAAGAAGTTGAACAGATCGATGAAGTTAATCATCGTGAGTATGCTTCTGCTGGTAAAATGCATCCAACAATGGCAAAGCATATGGCGGTAGGGCAAGAAACTGATTTCTACCACTCAAGCACTGGCGATAAAGTCTCTGGTGTTGTTAAACATAAGTCTGATAAAGAAGTACATATCAAAGCGCACAAAGATGGTAAAGTTGCTGCTGGTGATGTGCATAAGTTTTCTATCAGCGAAGATCATCTGTTAGAATACGAAATCTCTCACGATGGTAAGGGTAACTACCGTGATGATGAAGGTAATGAATGGAGCGGGAAAGATAAAAATCGTCCACGTGGTTCATTCGCTAATCGTCATACTGTCACGTCTAAAGAACCAGAACATCCACATGCCGTTCATATCAATGGTAAAAAGTGGAAGTCTTTCGGATCACAATCTCATGCTACTAATGTGGCCAAGAAAATTAAAGGAGCAACTGTGCACAAAGAAGAATTAAATCAAGAAGGTATTCTTGATAAAGTTAAAGCCGTAGGTAAGAAAGCATTGGACACATTGGGTCATGGTTCAGATGAAGACATGCGTAAAGACCTTCAGAAGAAGATTGGTGTACCACAAACTGGTAAGAAGCCAAAAAGCCTACGTGAGTTCATTGAAACTATTAAAGAAGGCAAACCTGCTGCTACCAAAGAAGTAAATGTAGATAAAGTTCACGCTGCTGGTGACACACCACATGAAGAAAAGTGGGAAGCTGCTAAGAAAGTTAAGAAAGAATCCTATACTGCAGACCAACTTCTACAGGCTTTAAAAGAAGGTATGTGGCCAGGAACTCCAGAGTATACTGCTAAGTTCGGTAATCAAGCTAAACAAGGCGGCGGTGCTGGTGTTAAAAAGGGAAGTCGTTATGGTGGCTCGTTACAGAAGCCAGAAAAAGAAGATGATAACGATGCTGATGAAAAACCAGCAAAGAAACCAAAGAATAAATAAGATTACAGTCCAAAATCAAGGAGATTAAAATGGCACTATGGGGAAATACTGATGCAGCTGGTAGCAAGCCAAAGTTCGTTAGCCAAGACGCTAATGGAACTATTGGTGGTACTGCTGGTGTAGCAATCACTTATGGCGTTGACGCCTTAGAAGAAAACGTAGCTTCTAACAAAGCTAAAGGTATGCAACACGCTGGATGGGTTCGTCGTGTATCTTACACTGACTCACAAGGTAACGTTCGCAACAAGACTGAAACTCTAGTTGCTATGGGTTCCATGACTGGTGACGCAGCAGACGACGCAGTTGTAGCTGATCCAGCTTAATTATATCATATCGGAGGGCTTAGTCCCTCCATTTATTATGCAAACAAAATTGGATGAGAGTAACTTTTTAGTATATGCGATGCACCATTATGACAACCCGCAATGTCATAGTATAGCAGAGTTTGAAGATGATCTTAAAAAGATCTTATATCTTAAAAAGTTGTTAACACGGTATAAAGTCAATGGTGATTTAAGAGAAAGACTTATTCTTAATCACATAATTGTTCTTTATAACATTTTTGGAGAAGCAGCAACTAATATGCTTTTCCATAAAATTGAAGAATCCAACTGGGATACTTTAGTTACGTTTTTGGTTTACTTACAGAGAATGCCAGAAACTATCCCCCAGTATGGAATTCATCTTTCTGAAATTAAGTTAGATGAAAAGATTATAGCTACCTTAAGGAACATCTAATGTCTCGTGTTGTAGATAACGTATTAGCGTTAAAGATAGTTAGAATGATGGTGACAAATTTTACTGACACCCAAGCATTCAAACTAGGTATTATCGACGCTAACGGAAACACTTTAAAACCATCTAACACTCTTCACAGCAATGAAGAGAAGGATGCCTTCACGTATCTGCACCGCCTAGTGTTCAATATGAAAAAGATCATCAACAGATTTCCAGGTGGTGAAAATCATCTGAAAAGTATGGTTGGTGCACTTTGGTTAGTTAAAGAGTACTACGAGAATGGTTCTCGTACTACATCTCTAATGGAAGCACGCTATAAAGAAGTTATGCGTATGCTTGATAACAATATTGTGTTAGCAGAAGAACAACTTATTGTTTCTAAAGTTCTTTCTGAAGATGGTGTTGCTATTGGCGCACCAACGAATAATACTAGTGGTCCAGTTGCAACCCAAGAACCTAAGATCGGCAAGAAGCACATCAAGAAATATCAGTTGATGGCTCGTCGCTCTTCTCTAGTTAAATAAATATTATGTGGATACTAGACTGGTTACCTTTTTGGATTTTTCACCTTGTCACCTTGGCAGGGTTTGTTGCATTAATTGCAGCCCAGTTTTTTAAATGCATTCCATTAATTTCTCAGTATCGCTTACCAATTCAGGTGGGCGGTATTCTCGTTTTAGCCTTCGGTTTGTATATGGAAGGTGGTATCGCTACTCAAGAAAAGTGGGAAGCGAGAGTAAAAGAAGTAGAAGCAAAAGTTGCTGAGGCAGAAGTTAAATCTGCTAAAGCAAATACTAAGATCATCGAAAAGGTTAACACCAAAATCGAGATCGTTAAAGTTCGTGGTGAAGAAATCGTTAAATACGTTGATAGAGAATTGGTTAAATATGATGACCAATGTAAGATCCCTAAAGAATTTGTCAAAACACATAATGATGCAGCGGAGCCATTGAAATGATTAGAACATTATTAACTGTTGTTGTAACATTAAGCCTCATTGGTTGCTCAACAACAGTGCCAGTTACTGCCAAGTTTCCAGAAGCTCCAGGGAAACAAGCTAAGACGCAATGCCCAGATCTTAAAAAATTAAACGATGATGTTAAATTAAGCGACGTAGCAAAAACCGTAACTATAAACTACAGCGAATATTATTCATGTGCTGTAAAAGTAGATGCATGGATAGAATGGTATGCCATTCAAAAACAAATATTCGAAAGTCTAAAATGATCGAAGCAGAAAGAGTTGCTAAATTGGAAACCCAAGTAGAAGGTATTAAGGAAGATGTCGCTGATGTGAAATCCGACATCAAAGAACTACACTCCAGAATAACCACTGGTAATAGGGAGATTGTAGATAAAATTACTGGTTTACAACATTGTCTAGACGACAAACTTGATCAGAACGCCAAGAAGTCTGAAGAGGGACATCTTGCAATTAAGGCTGAAGTGAAAAAAGAAATTGAAAAAATTACAACACGTGTTGACATCCTTGAGAAATGGCGTTACATGATTGTTGGTGGCGCAGTTGCAATTGGTTATCTTTTAGCCCACACAGAATTGATTACAACGTTCATAAAATAAACTTTGCTTTGCAACCGTAGTTGATGTATAATTACATCTTCTACGGAGATAATTTGGAATGCTATACATTGATGTGAAGTTTGCGCAAATCTTAGGACCACGCCTAAGAAACTTCAAAAAGAAAAAAGACTACAACTGGAACTTCTCGTGTCCATTCTGTGGCGATAGCACAACTAATAAACTAAAGGCACGTGGGTATCTTTATCGTGCTAAAGCCGATCTTTTTTATAAATGTCACAACTGTGGTAAGGGAACCAATCTTGGAAACCTTATCAAGTACGTAGACAATAAACTTTATGATGAGTATGTTCTTGAGCGTTACAAAGCTGGCGCATCAAAACACAATGATCACAAAGACATTAGTGTTATCTTAGAATCACCACAGGAAGACCTACTCGAAGACGACATCCTTGAGTCATTGACTCGAATGGATAAGTTGCCGTTTAATCATCCTGCGTTGAAGGTTCTGGTCGATAGAAAGATTCCACGTAATAAATGGAATCTTCTTTATTTTGCACCAAAATTTAAAGCATTCACCAATTCGGTGACACCAAAGTTCCAAGAACCAATCGAGGGTGAACATCCTCGACTAATCATCCCATTCTTTACTCCAGCTGGAAAGTGTTTCGCTTTTCAGGGGAGAGCATTTGGCGATGAACAACCTAAGTATTATACCATTAAGGTCGATGAGACCGAGGAGAAAATTTATGGACTCGACAGAATTGATTTCAACAAACGAATTTATGTGGTGGAAGGTCCAATCGATTCTCTCTTCATTCCGAATTGCGTGGCTGTTTCAGGAAGCAGTTTTGACACCCCTACTGTTCGTCGTATACTCGCTAATGCTACGTTGGTAATGGACAACGAGCCACGATCTAAAGAAATCACCAAACTATTAGAGAAGAATATCAATGCAGGGTATTCGGTATGTATGTTCCCAGAACACATTGAGCAAAAAGATATTAATGATATGATCATTAAAGGTGGTATGACTCCAGAAGAAATTCTCGAGACGATAAATACAAATACCTTTTCAGGTATCGAAGCGAAATTGAAATTCAGTACATGGAGAAAGATTTGAAAGTAAGAATGATTAGTTATAGTAAACCTTCTACAGAGATGTATGGAGAGGGTTTGTTAGATGTGCAGGAGTTGGTTGCGTTCTGTGCACGTGTCAGTAATCCAAGTAACCAGTTCAACACAGAGACATCAGAGAAGTTAATTAAGTATTTGATTAAACATCAGCATTGGTCACCTCTAGAGATGGTTAGTGCGTGTTTAGAAATAGAAACTACTCGTGATATAGCAAGACAGATTTTGCGTCACAGATCTTTCTCGTTCCAAGAATTCAGTCAGCGATATGCAGATCCAACCAAAGACTTATCTTTCGTTCTTAGGGAAGCCCGACTTCAAGATACGAAGAATCGTCAAAATAGCGTTGAAAATGAAAATCTAGCATTGGCTGCTTGGTGGGAAGAAAGACAAAGACGTGTAATTCAAGAAGCAAAGAATGCCTATGAGTGGGCGATTCAAAATGGAATCGCTAAAGAACAAGCAAGAGCAGTACTCCCAGAAGGACTTACTGTTTCTCGTTTATACATGAACGGTACATTGCGTAGTTGGGTACACTATTGCGAATTAAGAATGGCGAATGGTACTCAGAAAGAGCATGCTGATATTGCAAGAGAAATTGCCAAGGTTATCGCTGAAGTATTCCCCATGATGAAGGATTTATGTGATGATTGATTATCATGAAGCTGTTAGAGAAATGCACAAAGGCAATGTGGTCAAGTATGTGGGCACAGTCAACGGCAATGTGATGACAGATCGTGGCTGGAGTTGGTGTATGTGCCGTGGTTGTATTTTTCCATATAACGCTGAACCTGTGTGGAAATTAGCAGGTCGCATGGTCTATGATCCAGACTTTCGTTATGTGCTTACTGGTGAAACAGTTGATCCAAGAGCATGGAAGCCAGAGAAGAATAGAAACCATAAAGAGATTAAAAGCAAGTTGGGTTATAGTAGAATAGGATTAGGAAATGTATGAAAGTCATTATTGAAAAACCTAATGGTTCACCGTATCTCACAGTGAGTGATGATAGGCACATGGTTGCTGTTCAACTGCACGATTATGATTTTAATGGATTTCCTGTGAAGTTCCAGTTTGACCGCAGAACCATACCAGCCTTGATTGATGCGTTAAGCAGATTGAATCGTGGAGAAGATGATGCTGTTATTCGCACCCACTCGTTTAATGAGGATATAGAATGAAAAAGATACCAATGTTAGAACGATTTGCCGCACAGAGTCTTGTTGAGTATGAAGGTGAATTGATTTTTAGTAAGGAAAAGTTCGCCGAGTTGATTGTTCAGGAATGTATTCTAACTATTCAAATGGGTATTACCCGTGATGGGCACAATACTGAAAAGTATATACGGTCAATGAAAC